CATACTTCCACCCGATTCCCGTCTTGAAGATTTGATTTCGCCACCAGATGCACTGGTCGCGTCCGCACTTCAGAGCATAGCCATCGTGAACAAGATTCTTGCCGTTGGGATACACAAAGTTACCGACGATACGGTCATCTGCGTCGATCATCCAAGCGTAGTCAGCCTTGCCGTCGCAGAGGGCTAGAGCCTCTGATCGGTTATGTCCAAAGTCGATCCAAGGACGCTCATGGAGTTCTCCAGGAATTCCCTTTTCGGCAAAATACTTCTTGATGAGTTCTTGGGTTCCATCAGTGGAACCGGTATCCACGATCACCCAATAGTCAATGTGTGGAGAGATGGAGTCCAAGCACTCATGGATGATGTGCGTTTCGTTCTTTACGATCATTGATAGACATACTGTAGACATGATGAAATTTCTCCTGTACCTTATTTATGATCTGCTGCTCGGCAATTCAGTCTTTAAACTTAGACATAACAAATATCCCCATACCATTCCACCATGTACGAATCCACTGCTTGTGAACCTTTAGATTCAAATGGTTTATTGCACGCATTGTTCCTTGTTGCACCTGTTCAACCCAATTCCAGTCATCAACAATGTAGATAAATGTATCACTCATCGACGGATAATAATGGACAAGAGCCTTGAATTGATCTTCTTGTGTATGTTCTCCATCATAAAAATACACATCTACATTTGAAATTCCTTTTTGAATCGGATCAATTGCAAAACAGTCTTCATTCATAATGTTTGGAGAAACACCCACTATATCAGTAAAATTTTTGACAAAAGCATCTTTTGGTCCTCCAAACAAAGCCCAGTTGTCTATGAACCAATGCTGTATCTTATGATGATTATTGTATAGAGCAGGTATTGCTGTAGACCCTTGCCAAACACCTATCTCAAGATAGTTTTGAATCGAACTTTCAGACATGAGTTTATTGGCAAATATTCTGTACTCTGCAACAGAATATCCAGGATAGTCCAACACTACCCTAGGAAGACTGCTAGGCGAATCATCCATACTACGCTCTACAACTCTTATTAAATCGGATACACGATCAGTCTGCTCTGCGCTCATAAATTCTCCACAAAGTAGTTCAGTTCAACTTTTTTGCCAAAACCCATGTTTGTGCTTGGCAAACAGGATCATATAGTAATCTACCATCATCACTGAGAACATCAACATATGTAGACCATTTTCCAGTAGAGAAGATGTAATCAATATACTTTTTGTTACCCCAATATCCACACTCACAAATTTGAAACCCACAACTTTCAAACAAGGCACACAATCCCGTAGGCGTATATCCATTAAAGTGTATTGGTGTCATATGAGGAATGTTGATTGTTGGAACGGTAGTATAAACATATCCACAATCTTTCAAGTGTTTTCGTATCTGATTGATGGCAAGAATTGGGGTATGTAGATGTTCTATTGTCTGATTGAACACTACAAAATCGTGATCTTTCTTCTCTACTTCAAAAGTATGAAGATCGTGTGGAGGATATTCTACCGATGTTATAGTTTTATAGTTCAGATACCTCAACTCTGGATCGCCCATGCAGGTGGATAGAAGACTATTTCCTTCTCGCAATCCATACTTGTAAATCCAGTCTTTAAAGTCTATTATGGATACCAATCGTGGAGGGTCCATCCACTTTAATTTTTCGTGTTCCTCAAATGACATTGCGTCTGTGGGAATTTCAAATCTTTTAAAGTAGGATTGATCTTTTACTACATGATTGTCGTACAAAGACTGAATATAATCATTGTTCAATATTCTAATATTCATTGTGTTCCTTTATTTTTTGTATCCACCAAGAGCAGGTCAACATATTTGTGTTCCAACTTTTTTTCTTAAACTCATCGTATACTTCATCTAGCATATGTTCTGTCACTTCTGAAAAATCATCAACAAACAGAATTGGCAATTGTCCTTCTAGCATTTCATGTGTTCTATGACGAACCACCACAGGAATCACCCCGCTATAAAGAGCCTCCCATATCCTATGTGTATCTACTCCATTTCCCCTCGGACACAACACAAATTTATGATCTATGAGTTCCGACTTGTATCTTGGATCGACACCAGATGTTTCATATGGAACCCGAAGTGTCGCCCAACTCTTTGAAGAAAAGTAATCATAGACCCACTGTCGAAGAGGTGGATAAGTCTGTATCCGATTATTGATATACAAAAGCCTTGTCGGATTTGTCGATGATTCAAACTCTCTCATATTTACCGAAGAATATGAGTTTGCGATTCCTATAGGCAAAGGATTTGCCTTGTCTGTTTCACAATTCATACCCCACCACGATATTGGTCTGCTCACCAGCGGTTCCATTCGCTCGTAGTTTAAAGGAAAATCACTATCGTGTGTCACTATATGTAACTTTACTTCCGGAGGAACAAAATTATTGATGCACTGATTTAACAGGCTTATGAAATCCGTTTTGCAAAAAATGATTTCTCCTCCTCTCATAACAGGAAATCGGTCTGCAATATAAGAAAACGGCACTCCATCTTTCGATGATGCTTGTGAAAAAACATAATCGCATTTTGCCGCTATATTTTCTCCGCTTAATATTTCTTCAGGCTTCATCGAATATTCCTGTCAGTAATTTCGCTCCAAGGAAGCGAGTAATCGGTACAGATACCATATAGATCAGAGGGAATATTGGCATCCTGTGGAGAAGAAAGAACTACGGTTACTCCACCAGAAATAAAATTATCAGGATATGCCCACACAAATCCCCTGCTGGTAAATGTAAATCTATCAGTCTCATGCCAAAAGCAGTGCGCCCCTATAGAAATCAAGTGTGAAAGAGCGTCTTTGTTTTTGGCATGACACCATATGGGAGAAGCATTTAACCAATATGATGTGACTTCGTATTGTGGTTCATCGTGACCAAGATAAAATGTTCCGTCTATACTCCACACATCAACCTCAACATCATATCCCATTCTAATAGCAGATTCGACATAAGATGGATTGTTTTCTTCTTGCGGAACTCTACCATTCACATTTCCTCTATGAGATATTATCTTCATTTTGCTTTGATGGACAAAAAGGAATTAAGGTCTTCCGGAGTTCCAATTCCATGCATCTCCTGAACAAAAAACGGGATGATCTTTTTATTCAACTGTATAAACTCGTTGTACACAGGAGCAATATAAAATTCATTGTTGACTCTGATATTTTTGAATATCATGCTTTCAGCAGCACCAACAAAATCACTTCCTTTTCGATACCAATATATCCCACAGGTTGCTATATTGGAAATAGGAACCTTTTCTGCTACCTGAGCGACATATCCATCTTGAACTCGAACATAGGACCACTTTGGATGCACTGCGTTGAAGGTGAACACAATACCGTCAACTGTTGTCGTGTTCTTCATAGTCAAGAAATTTTCTCGTCTGTAATCTATGATTTGATCTGAATTAGCAATCAGCAAATCGTCATCATTGTTGATATGATCTTTTGCCAAAAGAGCAGTACAAGCAGCACCTTCTGTTAGTCCGTAAACTTCTACAATTTTCAGTCTTCCATCGGTGATTCTGCTTAGTGTGACCGGAAGCCCCTCATACTTCTCTAGATGTTCCTTTCTCACCAAGAATATAAACTCTGCATCAAAGTTTAAATTCTCCACAACTCTCTGTATCATTGGTTTCCCGTCAACATCAATCAGTGGTTTTGGGAATGTGTAGCCTTCTTTGGAGAATCTACTTCCCTCTCCAGCCATAGGAATTAGAATTTTCATTTTACAATCTCCCTGTAGTTATCAAGATTCACATCTAGTGGATTCTCTACGATCCACAAGTTCGGAATCACCGAAGAACGAGCAGCGGCTATTCCTTTAGGAGAATCTTCGACACACAAACAACGAATTGGATCTACTCCAAGTTTCTCTACCGCAAAATTGTAGCAATCTGGATGTGGTTTGTTTTTAGACACATCTTCGTTTGAAACAATTAAATCCATGTAATCTATCTGACCAGTCATTCTCAACATCGTTGAAGCAGTAGTATAGATGGAGTTAGTCACACAAGCAATCTTAATGTTGTGAGATTTTAGGTAAGAGTGTAACTCTATTTTTTCTTGCATCACCTTGGCATTTTCCTGTATTAGAGACAAGGTAATAGATTGCTTCAATTGTTCTATCTGCTTTGCTGTGGCAGGATCGACTCCAAGCATTTTGAGTTTAACTGAAGTAGGAAGACCATTATATTTTTCTATGTGGTCGGCTCTTGTGATTTCAAAGCCGAGAACGCTTGAGAGTGCCCGATTGAGAGAAATGTAATGCCATTCACAAGCATCAACAAGAACCCCATCTAGATCAAACAACACGCAGTTTATATTCACTGTGTTCCTCTCTCTAATAAGAATTCGATATCTTTTTGATGCTGTTTGTAGGGACGAAGAGAATGAAAATCTATGTGACTTCCTGCACTGAAAGATTGGATTTGAAATCCTATTCTTGATCTACACAATCTGTTCTGTGGAAGAATTCTAGTGTTGGTCTTAACTCTACCACCAAGACGATAGTATTCTCGCAGCAAGGATGTAGAGTACATCTCATCAATTCCCCACATACCACCATTAGATGCACTAGCCTTTTGTAAATGCTGCTCTGGAGTAACAGCAAAACCGCTCTTATATTCTCTGTAGTCTCTAGTCAGCAGTTTGTTCATCTCTTCTTCAAAACTATGAGAAAAAGAATACACACGACTCATCATCTCTACCGTTGCTAGATGATAGCAAACTGGAACTGTTATCCCATCAGACTTCCAACAATCCAGATTTCCAACATGATATGCATCAGCATTTAGATGCGTGTATACATTCACATCAGGATTAGATTCTTGTAGAAAAAATCTAGTAGATAAGGGAAACATATCAATATCACTAACGAGGCACATCTTGTTGCTGAAAAACTTGGTCACCCAAAAACGACCCCATGTTGCTGCAACATAATCGGGAACTCCTTGTATGTGATCGTGATATATCACTGTTCCGTATTTTTCTGACAAACTTGGATTCGGTTCTCCATAATAAAAAAGAACGGGATGAATTCCAAATCTCTCCTTCCAATGTTTGGATATTGGATTCCAGAATTCCCAGTAAATAGGATCATCATTACAAGACAAAGTTACGATATCAATGTTAGGAGCCATTACTAATCCATTCACGATGGGGAGAGTACAGTGAAGATTTTATCTTCTAGAACACCACGCTCGTACTTTTTTCGGAGATAAACGGGGAACGGAAATCTAACAACAGGATACTCTCTGATGTGATGGCGAAGCATGATCTCTGGATGAAACAAGATTCTTTCATCTCTGTTGTATTGATTCAAAAAATCTATCAGACTGCAATAGTGCTTCATGTTTTGATAAGAAGAAACAGCAAACATATCAAACATTCCACCCCTCCAATCGCCTCCCTCTGGAATGTTCAAGCATCTCATATCCAAAGATTTTAACTGCAATGGAGCAGAAAATTTTATGTCATATCTTCCCTTGATGACACAATCATAATCAGAACCAACAAGATCAAAAGCCTTCTTGAGATTGCTCCACATAGAAAACACACCATCCACATCCGTTTCCGAAGCCTTATACATTCGGCAAACAGGATCTACAGAATATGAAACCGGATCATCTACTCTAGTGACAATATAATTTTTGGGGTTGTATAGAGAGAGTGAATCACTTACATCTTCGCAATCATATAGATGCATAAAGACATCACAATTCGTAGTATCCAGTATGTTTCTTTTTATTGATTGATAGCAGTCTCTGTAGCATCGTAGATGACCGCTCATTATAAGTGCAACTTTCATATTAACCTCTGCTAGTTTGGATCTCTTGTATGAACTATATGTTGGTCTTGCTCGGTATTCTCTTTGTGATGCACTCCCCATTGTGTTGGGTCTGGAAGAATAGTGATGTCATGTTTCTTTGTGAGTAGGCTCCATATCGACTGATCGTGTCTGTGATCCACGAAATTAGGTTCTATCCATCCATCAGAGTTTGGATCATCCATGATTAGTTTGGGGTTACAGCACAATTGATGATATTCACTAACTATTGATTTTGCTTCATCGGTTCCACGAAAACACATAAAACTAGCCATGCGCTGAGGAGTATCTGTATACTTTTCCGAATTCATTCCCATATGGATCAACAAATCTCTTTTGGTGTAATGTTTTTCTAGATGCCCACCAGCGAGTTTGAATCCAACAATTCCTCGTTTATCTGAAGTAACAGCCTCAAATATTTTATCCATTCTTCTGACAAAAACAGAACCAGAATCAGCATAAAACAGTATATCCGTGCTGTTTATTATAGAAATGATCTTGTGTAGAAAATAAGATTTCCAAAGCCAGTAGCCAACACCTCTCTTCTGTGACATGATGTGGTTGTTGTTTTTGATGAAATCCGATTCGATCTCCGAACGATTCATCTGATAAACAACATTGAATCCTGCGGCTAAACCGCTCTGGCTGTTCTTTAGTTGTGACTGTAAAAACTTGCCGTCTGCATAATTTAGTAGGATTCTCATTGCTGATCCTGTGCGACAAGAGATTCGGTGGTCTTTGAATTGTAAATATAGCCGTGTAGGGCATCCTGAATGTGATACTCCGTCTGTACCTTGGGGTACAGACGCATCAGCCAGTCGATGTCTTCGCTAGACTGACCATTTGAGCCGTATACTGGATTGAAAGCCTCACTCACAGCGATCTCACGCCGCCATACGCACATATGGTATGGTGGACGCTTGATGTCGCCAAGGAAGCCCTCCTCGTCGCGCCACAACTGCCCATGCGGATTGCCGATGCCAAACTCCACATCCATTGGCTCACCATCAAGGCTGCACCACTGATTGAAGGTGATGCAGTCCACCTCGTTCTCGCCAATGGCAGTCAGGATCTTGCTCATGTAGTCCTTGCTGACCGCATCATCGTCATCCAAGAACGCAATATACTTACCCCGTGCCATCTGCAACAGGTCATTGCGCTTCTCGGAAATGCTCTTGGATTTGTTGTCAAGCAGTACAAGAATCTCAACAGACTTTCCCTGCCCTGTGGCATCGGCTTGTTCTTGTAGGTGTGTGACCGCCGCCTTTAATGATTCAAATCGGGACGGGATGGACAGAATCAGAATGCTGAACTTGATTTCACTTGCTGGTACCGGCATAGAACATCTTCTCCATGTCAAATTTATTGGCTGCACGACGCTTGAAGGTTTCGCCGTCAATTCCGTACATTTCCTTGTTTTCATTCCGTGCGTGAAGAGCATCGAATGGCTCACCGGTCCACTGGTGCTGAATGATACACAGGTCGCAACGCCGCAACTTGCCCAACGCCATGCACACCTGCGTCTGCTCGTTATCGCAATACAGGGACTTGTATTCAGGATTGTAGATGTATCCGAACCTCTTGTATAGCGGGAAGCCCATGACCGTTAGGGTCATCAGTGGGTCTTCCTTTGGGCGCAAACCGTCCCAAAACTTGATGGCACCATCATAATCAGGAAAAGCCTGTGCATATACATGACGAATTATCTCGTCGTAACCCATCTGAACTGGCACCATATCGTCCGATGCCAACATCAACACATCGCCGTCCACGCCCTCTAAATTGGCATTGCAAGCCTCAATCTTGCTCTTGGAGTTCCCGTAGAAGCACTCTATTTGGGCACAACGGGCACGGGTGGCAATCCACTGCTGCATGGCAGCATTGTTCATGGTTGTGTCATCCTCGTCCATAGTGAGGATGAACCGAACATCATGCAGACCGCTGAGGAATGTCAGGTATCGGGTGAATACCGCTTTGAACTTGTCTGGGCGATTACGGGTGGGGAACTTTATCACTAGTCTCATTATGAATCTCCATTTTCACTCTTCGGGTTTAATGTTCTTCTTGGAACGCCCTATGTGGTATTTAGGACACAATTCCCACTCGCCCTTCTCCTTGTACGGGAGAATCTTTATTTTGTTCAGCGGGACTCGTTCTTCAGCCTTTTTCTTGTCAACAATCTTGACAAGCCCCCACTCCTCCAGCAGGTTGGCAATAGTATTTCTCCGTCCAATGTCTTCTGAATTTATGGATGTGGGCAGATCATCCAGAGCAAACATCTCCTTGAAGTGGACAATGTAGTATTTGCCCTTCTTGTGGAGAATATGACACGACTGCCACAGTTTCTTTTCGGTGCGGGACGAAACGCCAATTCGGGTAAGCGTTTCACGGACTTTCAAAAAGTCATCAGGCTTTTGTAGGGTGACCTCTAGAAGATCGGTTGCTTCAAGGTCGATATAGCGTTCGTCTTGTTCCATGTTCTGTTCACTCCATTAATTCTGAACTGACACGGAACTATTTAGAAATCTATCTCTTTCCACCCTTGCTCACTAGAGCCACAATATCAGAAACTGCATCCTCTGTCAGGACGGTGAGGGCTTCCCGTGCCTTTCGGCTAGAGATGCCGTAATACTCCACCAGAGCCGCCACACGCTCGTCCTCCTCCCGCTTGAGCCACTTGGAGAACCGCTTGCGTGGACGGACGGCACCCCGCAGAAAGTCAAAGTGCATTTTTGAATCCATCACGGGACGAATATTTACTTCGTTGGCAGCAAACAGTGTGTCGGGAAAATACGAAAGGCACCGTGCCACCACGAACGGCGGATACGAGTGCTTTGCGTAAACCTCACTCTCGTCCATGAGGGGTTCCTTGTTCACATTGATGGCATTCAAATAATCGGACAGATTCACTTGAACTTTACCTCCATCATCAACTGAACCAGACACGCGGTGGTATTGATCTCCGCATCAGCCGCAAACGCAGCCTTATACTGATAGTCCGAAAGGATCAGGATGGCAGGAGGAATGGATGCGGGTTCGGCATATTCATACAGGCTGTCGTAGATGGATCGGTAGATACGGGTCTGATCGTTGTCTAGGTTCTCCACCACCCACTTGCGGACTGCCGTAAAGTCCTTTGCCTTCATGGACTTCATCAGGGACTTCACCTGAACATCGCCCATTGTCTGTAGAATACCCACATCAATCTTGCCGTTAACCGAATACCGCTGCAACTCGTTCAGAGTCCTGCGGAAGTCAGGGAAGTGCTTGCTGATGAGTTGGGCAACCACCTTCTGATCGTATTCCACTCCCTCTTCCCCAAGAATCTCCTCTGCTCGCTTCAGGAACTTTACCGCAAGTTTAGCCTTCTCCTTCGTGGGAATTCTAAAATCAATGGGTGTGCATCGGGAGTGCAGAGGCTCAATTATCCGATTCTTGAAATTGCAGGTGAGAATGAATCGGCAGTTGTTTGCAAACTCCTCAATGAAACCGCGAAGGGCAGGTTGAGTGGACTGTGCGTTTGAGTAGTCAAACTCGTCCAGTATCACCACTTTCCTTACTCCATCCATGAGAGACACGGTGGATGCAAAGTTTCGGATGCGAGTCCGCAGCGTATCAATGTTGCCATCCTCGGAGCAGTTCACCACGATATGGTCGCAATCAAGATCATTGCACAATGCTCGGGCAACAGAGGTCTTTCCACAGCCAGCACCCCCACTTAGGAGTAGATTCTGTGGTTCGCCGCGCTCTACCATCTGCATGAAAAGATCATGCGTTTCCTGTGGCAGGATACAGTCGCCCACACTGCGTGGACGATACTTCTCAACCCAAAGACCCTTCACGGTTTCAGTTGTAGTCACGATCAAGCCTCGTAAGTGGAATCGGCGTTCAGAGCAATCCAATAGGTAATAGGTTCATTCTTGTTGGAGAAGCACGACACAACCTTCTCTGAAATCTCAACGGTGTAGTCGCCCGGAATCATCTTCAGGTTGTCCACATCAAAGATGAATTCGAACTTCGCACCAGAGGTGTTTTCTCCCACATCCACACAGAACGAATTAGAAGTCCTGTCGCTCTTGTCAGACACCGCCAGTTCAATCCGCGAACCGTCTTCCGATGAACGCACAATCATGTGCATCACCTGAAGCACGGATGCTGCCTTCAGAACTTCGGCAAACTCCTTGCCGTCAAGATCAAACTTAACGACAGCCTTCGGCATATTGATCCGCTTGTTGGTGGACACCACAAGAGTGGGATCGCAATACCAATACTTCACGCTAGCCTTGCCGCTCTTGATGAGGATGTAGT